CACCTAAGAAGATAAAAACAGAATGACGTGGGAAGAGTTTTGTGAGTTAATAGGTATTTCTTCGTCAAATCCAGATATGAGTTCAAACCTGGATTTGTTGAATACTGCGTTCATCGTATATGTCGATTGCGAAGAGTATGATACAGATACTGAACGTATTTTGGAAGAAGATTACGATTGGTAGTTAACGAAGTTCGGGGGCACGACGAATTAGAAGACGCGAACTCACATCGTCAGGCTTAAAGTAGTCTGCGACGACTCCTGCGACCACGTGAGGATCAAACGTCTTACAACTGAAAACGTCCAAATAAATATCGTTGGTCTCTTCCACGAAATGCGCACAAATATTAGATGTCTCAATGAGCTGTACTAAAGTATATCCCTTTTTGTTTCCTGTGCCGAACATCACAATCTGTGGTTCGCCATAGGCAACCATATCAATCTTCTTAACTAAATCCTTTGTGAACCGATAAATGTTGTTATGGCACCGAATGGAAGCAGGATTACAACGTGCGATATCCATAGCAAGATGTTGTCCCCACATAGTTTTTTAGTTATATGTTTAGCGTGTGAAAATATCACGCCAGAACATAATGGGCTTGATAGATATTCTCTTATGGGTCGCCCTTGGATTGTTTTTATACTATATGCTCACACAGCGAGAACATTTCATTCTTTCACTTCCGAACTTTATGGGAGGATACGAAATAGGTTCATTCACTCCAGATACGTGTCCAGTCAATAAACCCGACCTTGACGCAGGGTTATGTTACGAAAAGTGTCGTAAAGGGTATCACGGCGTTGGACCTGTATGTTGGGCAGATACTGTTAATATCGATATTGGAACTCCAGTTGGGCTTGAACCTTGTCCTGATGGATGGAATAATGATGGATTAACGTGTCGAGAACCTATTGGGTGCCATAGCGTTGACGATTGTGTCTGGCACGGTAACTGCGGATGCTGGGGCGGAAACATTCGGGGTCGGCTTGATCACGGAGGCGTATGCCCTGGTCCAGGCGGAGGAAATGATCATACAGATAAGGTAGATGGACTTTGTTACAAGAAATGTCCCAAGGATTTACCACAACATTTACCTGGAATGCCGTATTTATGTTATGCTGGAGGTGCGTTGAGTTATGGACGCGGTGTTGGACAAATTCCATCCTTGCTTCGTGCGGTTGGAAAATACACGTTCTTTTAAAAATCTCTTCTTTAATGTATAAAATGTACACCAAGCTCCTCGTTCTTGCCCTGCTCTTTGTCGTTCTGACCCCTGGCGTTCTCCTCCGCCTGCCCCCTGGTGGCTCAACCCTCACGGTCGCTGTCACCCACGCCGTCGTGTTCGTTCTCGCGTATGTCCTTCTCTGGAAGGTGGCTGGAAAGGCCCTGCGTCGTTAAACGGACTGGATGAACTCCCAGTGTAAATAATCGCAAATCTTCTTCCATATTTCGTCGTGCGCAATAAGTCTATCACGTGATTTCAGAAGAGGAAAATAAACCTTGTAATCGTCCAACTCCAAAAGCTCGAAGAACTTAAATAGGATATAAGAATACGACAAGAAGTTGGTGCGTTCATCAGGACAATATAACAAAAAGGGTGCCTGGATTTCCTGAAACATCGCTCGTATTTTCTCTTCGATTTCAGGAGTTATCATTGGTGGAGGATTTCCATTGAGTCTAGAAAGAATATGAGTTGCGTGTTCGTAATATTTTGACCGATTCAGTTTCTTTAAAATTTCTCGCATATCCTTTTCAACCATTTCAGCTACATTTTGAATCCTGCGTTTCTTGATTTCACACACGATCTCGTGCATGACATCATCGGGAATAATAGTCGATTCTTTTGCTTGAAACTGATTCAAGATTTCATTCAGATGATTGATTTTCTTGTAAGCATAATTATTACGCTCTTTTGGCGGATCACGGAAACTAGGAACGTCGGAAACAACTAACATATACTCTTCCGACCCACATTCTGGACATACTAAAATACCTTCTGATGTGATTTCTTCGCGGGATACATTACATCTCTCGCAATGTTCCGCACTATCTACTTTCACAGCTTCTGTGGGTGCCGCGATATTCACTTTCATACGTGCGGCATACTGCTCAAACAGTTCTTTCTTTGATACTCCAGAGTCTGTTGGAGTTCCAGAACTCTGTAAATACTTCAAAAAAGTATTTTGGTTTGTGGAATTAGAAACACCGACGTGTGCCTTTTCCTGATTTCCGTAATATTTCAGCATAATATCGGCGTTCTTCAAATAATACGATTCTACAGGTGCTTGTTCATCCAAAGATTCCTGAATACTTTTAAGTTCATGATGAAGTTTTGAGGCGTGTAAGATATCTTCTAAGTTTGTAGATGTTTCTATTCTTCTAAGTTCTTCTACTATTACTTCTTGTCTGCTTTCTAGTTCTTTCTTGTCCTTTTCTGTCAACGACGAAAGTATATTCTGGTGTAAAGAGTCCAGTGTTCCAGACACAAGAGTTTGTGATTTCGCACGAGCCGCTGTATCTCTATACTTCTTCGTCCTGAATACATTGTCCATTTATTCATTGTTTCATTGTTGTTCTTAAAACTCTATACGCCCAAACAATATTCCTTCACTTGTCTGAAATAGGACGGATTTGTTAACGCACAAGGACGTTGGGTTAGAATACTGTTGACGACATCTTTGAAGGCGTAGTTGAGGCGGACACAGGCGAATATAAGACTCAGAAACCCGCTGCGATTAATTCCACATTGGCAATGGACATAAATATTCTTGCTTCCAGTATCTGCCAGAAACTCTCGCATAAGGTTTTCAAATCGAGGATACCAACTGAGAATATTGGCATTCACAGAATCAACGGCGTTCAAACACGCATAGTTATTACTGAAGTTTGTCTTGAACCAGTCTGGCGAATCAGATTCAAATCCGCAGTTGATTATGTGTGTGATATTGTATTTTCTGAGAAATCCAGGGGTTATTGTTTCGCCGCCAGGACCAAACAGAATACGTGGATGAATATACGCAGGTGGATCGGCTTTCCACCCAATAGACCTACGGCGATACGATACAAGTTCGTCCATACTATCGGTTAGAACAAATCTTCCTTGTAAAAGACGAATACGTTTTGAATCAACTTTCATTAAATAGTAGCTAAAAAACGAATTGGTCCACGACGAACACTATGAATATAGCATCAGACAGAAATGGATTATATGAGGGTTCATAACACGGAGTTTCATACGGCTACAATCAGGAGGAGGAACAAGATAATCGCAACATCCAGGAACACACTGGGAACACGCAGTCGTGGATGTGGATGGGATGATCAAAGTTTACATGCGGAACGTGCAGTTGTGAAACGTCTTGGTGATGTGTCACAACTTCGCGGTTGTACGCTAGAAGTCATTCGTCTAAACAAAAGTGGCGAAGTTAGAAACTCAAAGCCTTGTGCCGACTGTGAAATGTTTCTTCAAAAGTGTATGCGGGAATACGGACTGCGGAAGTACATCTACTCTTCCTAAATAAGGATAGAAAGAAGCGTTCCAAGAACATACGTTATAGCTACCGCAATCAGTCCTAAAATAGAAGCTCCGTAATACGACACGACACCTCCAGACGTGTAAGTATTCGGAATGTACTGAAGAAACATTGCACGAGGAACTGGTAGAGAAATAATCATCGCAGCCAGAAAGAATGCGAGGTATCCCATTGCACCCTTAATGGACCTACGAATAGTGCTGAACATCGCATCATTGTTTTTCAGTGTCATTGGAGGATTGTTATTGGACGGCATAGGGGAGATGAAAGGGTCTCCTCCGCCAGTGACCATTGGCGCAAAAGTAGTAGACTGCGGCAAGGTGGGGTTTTGAACAGGTCCGCCTCCAAGAAGATCGGCTAGATTTGTTGAACCAGTCTCCATTTGTTTATTTAGAGGCGGAGATTTCGCAAGGAGTATCTTCCGCGTGATACGAATAACACTTTCCATTCACAGAAACGACCTTGCCTTCAATATCCGCAACGGGAAGACCAAGAACAGTCTTCGTAGTAATAGGTTTATGACACAGCAGGACCGCTATACCCATTCCCACTAAAAAGGATAAAACTTTAATACTTTGAGGATTATGAAGAAGCTTTGTGATTTGAATCAAAACCATCCTTTATGTTGAGATGCGACGAAATTCAGAGAAGTGGATTCACGTGAACAATCAACTTCGTGCGTCTTGAACTTGACGCATCCAGTTGGAGTATGAAACACTTTTTTCGTATTTGGAGTTGGGAGTTGAGCGTCGCCTCTTGATGGCGGAGCAAAGACTGCGGACAGTAATAACCCAACGATTGCTCCAATAAATATCCACGCAATAGAGAACATTCTTATTTTACGCCGATAAAACAACCTTGCGAACCGCATTATTTGTAGAATTTTCTGCGATGTATAAGTTGGTCCCATTTCTATCGAGTGCAATCCCAGCAGGATTATTAAGTTTTGCAGCAGTAGCAATACCTGTATCGCCAGAATATCCTTGTGTCCCTGTTCCTGCTATTACAGTTGTTGTTCCACTTGGAGTTATTTTAACAACTTGATTATTACTTCCTGTAGATGCATATAAGTTATTGTTTGAATCACATATTAAACTATCGGGATTCATAGACCCTCCGAGTGAAGCTATATTTGTAATATCCGTATCGGTTATTTTATAAATAATCGAACTATTACTTTCATAGATTCGCGATCCATTCGGTAGAACCGCTAATCCATTTGAGCCAGTTATATTTGTAGTAAGTTCATTAAGTATTGTGCCATCCGTTTGTAGTTTGATAATTTTATTATTGTCGGTAGAAACATATATATTATTAGTTATATCCGCAGCTATTTGTAAAAAGTTTCCAGATGCACTCGTAGTGATTGTGGTAGGACTGGCAGATGGAGTGATCTTACTTATAATCTTATTATTATTGTCATCCGTGCATGCAACGTATATATTATTGTTATAATACCTAACCGCCGTTGGAGTATTAACATAAAATGTTCCAACATACCCAAGATCAGATGTTAATTGAACAACAACGTTCGCTGGACTACCAAATACTGCCCATATATTTGTTCCATTCGTTGTAATTGAGATTGGAACACTACTATTATTGTCGTATGTATAATTACTGGTGTAGGTTGCCGAAGTTCCGCTTAAAGC